ACCATTAATTTTATATTCTAAACCTCCTATTGCTGTTATTTCTTGATTTAAACAAATTTCTCCTGTTATTGCTATATTATTTTTTATAGGTTTGTTATTCAATAAACTATAAATTGCAATAGTAATAGCACAACCAGCACTAGGTCCATCTTTTGATATGCTACCATCAGGGCAGTGAATATGAATACCCTGTTCTTTCATTTCTTCAAAAAGTTTTATCCATTCATTTTTTATTTTATTATCTGTTAATTTCCAAGCTAAAGACTTTGCCACGTTCATACTTTCTTTCATTACATCTCCTTGTAGTCCAGTTAATTTCAATTCTAAAAAATTAGATGCCGGAAAAAACATCGTTTCTATAGGAATAATACCACCCATTGACAATGAATTAGCCCATAAACCATTTATAATACCAACCTCCGAAGTTAAATGTATTTTTTTATCAATGATTTTTTTATATTTTATCAAATATTCATTCTCTAAATTATCCTTTGTTATTTTGATAGGCAAAGAATAATTATTTTTCGATATTCTTAAAATATTCAAATTTATCTCTCCAAACAAATCAAAAAATAATTCTTTTAATTTTCTTACACCAGGTTCTAAAGTATAGTTCAATATTATAAATTCTATAATCTCATCTGATATTTCTACAATGTTCTCAAAACCCATTTTTTTATTTATTTCTGGTAAAATATATTTTTTGACAATGACAATCTTATCATTCAAACTTAGACTATCAAATTTTATTCTATGTATTCTATCTAACAATATACGGTCAATTTGTTGTGGATCATTGTAAGAAAAAATAAATAATGCCTTTGATAAATCTATATCAATACCCGAAAAATACTTGTCCTGAAATTTATCATTTTGTGTTTGATCTATTAAATGTGTAAATATTCCAATAATTTCTTTACCACTTTCAGTTTTACTAACTTTATCTAATTCATCAATATATATTATAGGATTCATACATTTCGTTTCAATTAATATCTCTATAATTTTACCCCAAGATGCATTCATATAAGTATATCCGTGACCTTCTAAAAAAGATCCATTACTAGACCCACCTAATGCTATGAACGCAAAGGGTCTAGGATTGCCCTGTTCATCTTTTAAACATCCTGATAATCCTTTTTTTGCTAACGAAGTTTTACCTATACCCGGAGAACCTTCAAATCCAAAACAATATCCGGTTTGTTCTCCATTAATCCACTGTGCTACTATTTTCATAATTTGATTTTTTGCATGTTTATGACTGTATATAGATTCATCTAATGTTTTTTCAATACATGATATGCTACTATCTATATTTTCAATATTTAATTTTATCTGTGAAATATCATTTATAGCTTTGTTTAACGAATAGGATATTTCTGTATGTATTGTATCAAATATATCCGAAATTATCATTTTATTTTTTTTATTTGAAATCAGGTATTCGCTAATTTTATCAATATATTCGTTTTTATTTTTTCCAGAAATTATGATTTTCCTTTCCTTTTTCGATTTTTTTATCGTATTTATATGATTTACGATATTGACAACTTGTTTATTTGGTTGAGAACTGATTGTTTTCAAAATACATTCGATTACATTATTATCTATGTATTTTTCCAAATTATTTATGAAATTGTTTACTTCTATTAATGAATATTTTTCTTTTTTAATAGGGTTCTCTATATTAGTAAATATGTGTTCTATGCATTGTAATAATTTTATGTAATTCTTATTGATTTCTTTTACCTTTTTTAAAATGGGTTCTTCTTTGTATACATAAAATGGAATTTTCAATAATCCTTCTAGATATTGCTTTGCTTTCAATCCGGTTTCATCAGATCTAGATTTTATTTCTTTTAATTTTGTGATGGCCTTTTCTTTTACAACGTCATTTGCCTTCATTAAATAAATTTGTTGTTCTAATGTGATTTTATGTATATCATATTTTTGCATCATATCATTGGTATATTTTGTAGTGTATTTTACAACGTCTTTAAAATATTTTTTTATTTTGGAAGGTAAACTATCAAAAATATATTGTTGATCGTTAAATTCACTATTATTATTATTGGAAGTAGAAACTAAATCATATAATATGTAACATAAATATTGGATTTCTTCGTCATTGCTACTATAAATTAATAGATTTATTAACATATTTCTTTGAGAATATGCATCTAAATCAATGAATTTTTTAATAGTATTATCTAATTTTGACTGTTTGACTATTGTAGATTCAATAATTATACTCATCATTTTTTTTTGTAAATCTTCAGTTCCAAATACCAATATTTCTTTTAAATTGAAGGATTCTAGTATTCTTAATATAATCTCTTTTTCGGATTTTTCATATTCTTCTGCGGATTTTTTAATCTCATCTTTTCTGAAATCTATATATTCGTTTGAAAAACATTCTAATTCGATGTTATCTACTATTCCACTAATTATTATCGTTTTTTTTGCTATTTCATTATGAATTACTATTCTTATTCCAAATATTTTGTGATAAAAAGACTCTGTTGATTTGTCTGTATCAAAACATTCGAACGAATCCGCATCTTCAAATACTAATATTTCATCTGTAATTTTATTACTACAAAAAATATCATTATTGTTAATATGGATTTTATGTGGTTTCCAATTTATTATTTTACAACCAATAGGATGGATATGTTTTTTTATTAATTCATATTTTGCATTTGAAATTTTGTTCTCTATTTTTATATTATTGAATTCAAACCCAAAACTTATGTAAAGAAGATCTTCTATATTTTTTGTACCGAAACCACAAATAATCATTAAAAGTTTATCCGTAATTTTTTGTAACTCTTCTATTGCTTTTATTTGGTCGTTTTTTATATTTTGATTTATTTTTTTCAAATTTTCCGTATTTTTTACTTCAATTGTTTTTTCATAAAGTTCATTCAATATAGTTATCGACAAAATAATATCATTATTACTAAATATTTTATTATTGTTTGATTTTATTGAAATTATTGTATTTCTTATTATTTCTTGTAAGTAAAGGATTTTTTCGTTAATAAATTTATCTAATTCAATGTTATTATTGTTTTTAATAACATTTTTTATAGAATTTTTATTAACTTTTTTTATCATTTTTCACTATAACCTATCATTTCATAATAAATAGCATAGTTTTACATATATTTTGTTGAATTTGTAAATTTGTTGTTGCAATAATGTAAATACAAGATGTCAAATATAATAATAATATTACTTGAAAATAAGGATATAATTTCTTCCTATAATTTATTTTGTATAATATATCGTATATGTAAAATGTATATAATAATATTGTTGGGACAAAAATAAAATAAGAGATATTAATTGTTCTATTATTTACTATGATTATTGATATAATCTTTAATACTTGGTTTGAATGATAGAATAATGTATACAAACGTTTGTTAAAAAATAAATTGGAAATATCATCTACATCCTCAGGATTATTTCCTAATATGTATTGCTTATTATTGTATTTTTTTATTGTATACGAAATAATACATTCGTCTTTGAATAGAATCCAAGATACAGGTATAGACAAAGAAATAGTTAAATAAATTCTATCAAATATAATATTTTTGGCTATAATAATCCCATAAATATTTTTTGTTACCATTCCAAATAAATGTAAAATACCTAACATTTTTACCAAAGTTATATTCATATTTTTGTTAATTTATAGTATTGGAGAACCTTTGTATTTTTTATCGATTATATTTACATTGAAATATAGATAAAATTGAAATTATTTTTATAATTATAGTATTTTCAAAATATACAACAGTAAAACTAATATCAACAATAATATGGAGAACAATAACAATAATAATAATAATAATATCGTGAACAATAAAGAAAACGGATATATCGGTTTAATGGCAATTGGAGAATATTTGAATGAAAAAGCAATAGCATTAGAAGAAGATTATTTCCATGTAAAAGAAGATGAAATTATTGAAACATATAAACAAGCAATTATAATTCACGGTTGTTATTCTCAAGGATTAGCTATTTATTATGAAAAACAAGATTATTCAATTAATATTATAGAGTATTATTATTTACTCGCTATCAATAATGAAGATAGTTGTGGTATATACATTAATTTTGCAGATTTTTACAAAAAAATGGAATGTATAATTTGATGGAACAATATTTGATAATGGGTATGTACAATTACGACAACCAATAATGTGCTGCATTATTAGCACTATATTATGCAAACAAAAATGATAAAGAATTATCAATGTCCTATTATAGAACGGCAGTTGAATACGATTCACTTGATAAAAAAATATATTTCGATACAATGATAAAGAATGCGGAAATTGTAAAAATTTTGACTATTATTGAAGAAGAGAACCAAGATAAAAACAATCGAATTTATAAAAAATTGGAAGAATTGTCTAATAGTAGAGTGTTTATTTCGATTTACAAAAAAAAAATCCGTTTATTTACACAGTTAAATCACATTACAGAATGTGGAATATGTTTTGAAGTTGAATTGAATATCAATTTATTTTTCGGACATTGTGTATGTAAAAATTGTTATTTGGAATTAGATGGTTCTCCTTGCCCTTTCTGTAGAATATAACATTTTGAAAGATGGAAATATAAAAAATTTTAATTATACATATTTTTTAAAATAATATAAATAAACAATATAAACAATATAGTATAAATGGCTGAAATAAAAAAAAAATACGCAGTATGTATGTATGGTGAATTACGTTCAATAAATACTGTAATTAATAACTTTTATGATAATTTCATTAATCAATTAAATGCCGATTTTTATTTAATGGCCCAAAAAACAAATGAAGAAGAAATGGATAATACAATAAATATGTTTGAAAAAAATGTAATTGACAAAGAATTATATGATAAACCTGAAAATATTAGAGATCTTTTTAATAATTATGAAAAATTAATTCAATATGAAAATTATATTATAGATCCTTGTTTACAAATATATTATAATTTTTGTAAAATTTTCAAAAAACACGGAGATAATTTTGAGAAAAATTATGATTATATTATTATTACAAGATCAGATTATTTACATTTATTTCCATTTCCAGATATTTTACAAATAAACAATAATAAAAATATTATTTGGTGCTATGACGGGCATGAATGGGGAGGTATAAATGGAACATTTTTGTGTATCCCTTCAATATTTATAAAAGAATTTTTGTCATCTTTTTTTATATATTTAAACGATTCAGAAAATATTAATAGATTTAATAATATAAGTTTAAATGCAGAAAAATTTGGTAAAATTATATTTGACGATAAAAAATACAAAATAGGTAAAATACAAAATAATGCATTTATTACAGCCGATTCAGTA